TAATTGACTTTTTAATATCATCTATCTTATTCCATAAATTACACGTTATATTTAGCACATATTTGTCTTCAACAATCTCCATATTCGGGAAAAAATGTTTCAAAATCTTCAATACATTCTCGTCATTGATTGTTCCATTAGACAAAATACTTTCATTATTCTTATTTTGTTTTGACCAGTATTTAAATAATCCACATAATTCATCTATTTCGATTTCATTATCGAATCCTTCTTCTATATTAGTCATAGATGTAGGTATATCATTTACAACTGTTATAGTATTTTCCCAGAATTTAATAAAATCACTTTCCGTAGGTAAATATTTACTAGTAATATTAATAAAAGAATCACTAGATTCTTCATAACTATATTTTTCCTTTAAAATGGATTTCAATGTGTTTGAATAAATCATATTTGGTAAAGACATATTTGATATAAATTGCTTCCATATATAATGGACATTTTTCCATTCTATTTTGCATTGTTTGTTTTCAGAATTATCCTTATTATCCTTATTATCTTTATCATTTGAACCTGAACCTATACAAGTAAAATAACTGTTGCAAAAATTTGTTACAATATCTGTGTTTGAATTATTTTTAAGATAAAATGAATAATTCTTCAATTCTTCGTCAGCCTTAACGTTTAAATAATTATCTGAGTTTTCATAGCGATTTGAATAATGTGTAGCAATACATAGTAAATCTAAACCAATTTTTTTTATAATATCTTTCCATAAATCGAGAGAAAAACTTTCATTTATCTTTAATAATCGGCAAGTTTCGTAACTATGATTCTCGTGATATTTTGTCATAAAATTATGTGTAGTATTTGTGTATCCAATTGACAAATAAGCAATATTATCAATTTCATTTAAGATCTTTTTTGTTTTAGACGTGACTAAAAATATATGATTGCTATTTTTCTTGAAAATATTATCACCTATAATTGTTAAAAAATATTTTGCCTGATTTTTGCTAGTAAAAATACTGGGATACAATACATTTAATACATTTTGTATTGTTTCTGTTTCTGGAATTGAATTTAGTAAACTGCGTTCTTTAATAATACTAATTGCGTTCTTCTTTGTCTTGTGTTTCCACTCTAATAATGTTCTATCTTTAGATATTGTAGAGAGAAGTTTATGGATAATATCATCATCTTTTACAATTGAATAATTTTTCCCATTGTATTCATAAAAGCAGTTGTTATTTGACAAATAATAGTATTGGTTCTTGCTTAAAAATATTTGAATAAACATATCTTTTTCATTTGTTAAATAATTTGTACGATTTACATTTTTTTCACGCTTCTTGCACTCATAATCAAGGTCATTTTGAAGATAACTTACGACTCTAGTTTGTAATCTTTGAAGCATGTATTCATCATCTTTATATTTTTCAATTAACTCTTCAATTGAATTAAAACATTTTTCTTTTATATCTTTTATACTTGACATTCTAAGTATTATAATAATTTGTTTTTATATTGTTTTATGTGTTTGGTTTAAATAATATTTTTTATATAATTTTATATATAAAACATGTCTAATTACATTGATTATTTAAACCAACGAAAGTCTTGTTGTACCAGAATTACGCCTGGTGAAGGTCCTCAAGGTCCACAAGGCGTACAAGGCGTACAAGGACCTACAGGTGAAAAAGGTTCTACTGGTTGTACAGGACCAATTAATTCAGTTATTTTACCACCAGGAGCAATAATGTTATTTGGATCCACACAACCGCCTCAAGGATGGCTAGAATGTGACGGGTCAAATGTTCTAATTTCAGACTATCCTAATCTATTTTTAGCAATAGGGTGTAGTTTTGGATGCGTTCCGGCCCCATATTTTGTTTTACCTGATTTGCGCGGTTATTTTGTTCGTGGGTGGAGTAATACAAGCAGTTTAGATTCTGGTAGAGTATTTGGTTCTACTCAACAACAACAATTACAAAGACATAAACATATAGCATCAAATAATGATAATGTTAATTATACATCTATAAATGGCACTGGAACCGGTAATTATAATACATTTAATGTTTCAACTGGTGTTGCTACAAATCAACCAGGTGGAGCTTTGACGGGTGATGGTACACAAGTAAATGCTAATATTGCCGATAATGCGAATGTCGGTGCTGAAACACGACCTGTTAATGTAGCATTAATGTATTGTATTAAGACCTAGAATTATAGAAATATTAATTCTAAATATTATAAGAATTCTATAATTCTATAATTCTAAAATATTAATATTTATTTCATAAGTATTTAAAGATTAATGTAAAAATAAATTATAAATGTCTAATTTCTCTACAAAGAACGCACCTACTATATCAACAACTGGGAATGTTTTAACTATTAAAACCGTTCAAATTGCCCCTTTTAGAACCTTAATGACTGCCCTAAAGGATATTTTATTAGAGACTAATATTACTTTTCAACCCGATGGTATTCGCATTATTAATATGGATAAATCTCATACCATTTTAGCTCATCTTTACTTAGCAGCGCAAAATTTCGAGTTTTATGAATGTAAGAAGGAGAAAATTATTATTGGTGTTAACATGTTTCATCTTTTCAAGTTGATTAACTCGATTGATAACGATGATACACTAACTATTTATATTGAGAACAATGATTATGTCGATGGAATTGTCTCTCATTTGGCCCTAAAGTTTGAGAATGGAGAAATTAAACAGTGTAAGACTCAAAAGTTGCGTTTGATTGAGCCTGAGCCCGAGGAGCTCGAGTACCCCGATGTGAAGTTCTCTTCTATTATTAATTTGCCTTCAGCCGATTTCCAGAAGATTATTCGTGACCTTTCTTGTATTTCGGAGAAGCTCGAGATTAAGTCGGTCGGCAATGAGTTGATTTTCAAATGTTCTGGACAATTTGCTTCTGCTGAGATTCATCGTGCCGAATCTGATGGAAGTATGGGATTTGTTTTGAAGCAAGATTCGTCTAAGATTGTTCAGGGCGAGTTTTCCCTAAAGAACCTCGGGTATTTTATTAAGTGTACAAACTTGTGTTCTCAAATTGAGATCTATTTAGAGAACGATTTACCTCTCGTTGTCAAGTATGATGTAGCGAGTTTGGGCTCGATAAAATTATGCCTCGCGGCTCTTCCCTCCACGTAATTTTGTTACCATTTATCGTAACAAAATATTTAATACTTATAAGAGCAAAATACAATATATTTGATATTAAATAAAATTGAATTATTTAATATTAAATTAAACTAATATAAATATTTAGGAACTTATAATATATGCCTACGAAATATACTTTAGAGCAAGTAAAAAATATATTTGAACAAAATAAATGTTTATTAATTACTGAAACATATGATAATCAATTAGGTAAATTAAATTATCTAGCATCTTGCGGTCATACTAATACAATTAGTTTTAAATTATTTGTAAAGGGTAAAGGTAGAAAGTGTAAAAATTGTGCTTTAGAAATACCGAGTTATGAATTAATGAAATCTCAGTTTGAAAGTAAAAATTGTAAATTCAGTTATACAAAAGAAGAATTTGAAGAGTATTATATAAATAATAGACAAAAATTAAAATATATTGCCTCTTGTGGTCACGAAAATGAAGTATGTTGGAAAAACTATAATGGGTTAAATCAAGGCACTAATTGTCCTTCTTGTGTTGATAAAAATACAGGTATAAAATTAAAAGAATTTAGAACTGGTGACAACAAAAATTCTTTACAACAAGAATATAATAATACTAATTATTTTAAAGTATTAATAGAAAATCATTTTACAGTTATTAAAACATTTGATGGTTGTAAAGCAGACATTGTTATTAAGAAAAAGAACGAAAATAACGATTTATGGTTAGGAATTCAAGTTAAAACAACAAATAAAAAAACAGACAGAGACCAATACTATTTTAGATTAAATAGTGGAAAATATGATAATTGTATAATTTTATGTATTTGTGATGAAGATAAGAAAATGTGGTTGATTCCTTATGAAGAAGTAGAGGGATTCAAAACTATTGGAATAGCAAAAAAATCAAAATATAATAAATACGAAGTAAATAAAGAAAATTTAATTGAAATAATGAGTAATTATTATGAATTATCTAATAAATTTTGTTTCAATGTTTTAGATACACCTACAAGTAATTCACACAAACAAGAACAAGAATTCCGTAAAATTAGAGAGTCTAAAATTAATTTTATAGAATTCAAAAATAATGATATTGAAGGACTAGTCTA